TGGCGCTTGGAAGCATTACGACAAGATGCCGTCGGGTCTGATGAGCGACATCAACATCACTCTGAAGGGTGCGCTCAAGGAGGCCCAAGCGTGTCTGGACTTCGCCAGCACGGATGAGCGCGAGAAGGAGCGCATCAAGCAAGCCGTGGCGTTCGGCAAGAACATCGGTATGGCGTCCTTCGTGTCGGGCGTGATCGCGTTTCTGCCCGCGAACTATGATGACCCCGATCTGAACACCAAGATGGATGAGTCGCGCCATCTGTTCGCGTTTGCGGACAAGGTCGTGGATCTGGATGCGGGCATCATGCGCCCCATCAAGCCGTCGGACTACATCTGCCTCACCACGGGCTACAATGCGCCCACGGTGTCGGATCCCGTCATCCGCGCGGACATTCAGAAGGTCTTGTATTCCATCTGGGAGGACAAGGCCGTCGTGGAGTATGTGATGAAGATCATCGCGCTTCAAATCCACGGTCGCAAGCGCTTTGAGGAGTTCTATGTGTGGACGGGCCGTGGCGGGAACGGCAAGGGTCTGCTTTCCGAAATGATCAAGCGTGTGTTCACGGAGGCCAAGAGTGCTGGAGATCCGGGCTACTTCCACACTCTCCCCATCACTTGCCTAACCAAGGCGCAAGACAAGACGGACCAGCCGAACCCGGGCATTGCGCTTGGGAAGGGCAAGCGGTTCGCTCAAGCCCAAGAGCCAGAGACCGACGACAAACTCCGTGCGGGCGTCATCAAGGAACTCACGGGCGGCGACACGATTGTGGCGCGCGTCCTCCACCAGAACCCCGTGTCCTACGTACCGCAGTTCGGCCTCTTCCTCCAGTGTAATGGCGTTCCGAAACTCAATAAGTTGGACGGGGGCATCAAGCGCCGAATGGTCGTCATCAACTTCCCCTTTCAGTTTGTGGAGTCGCCGTCTGAACCGCACCATCGCCCGATTGATATGGATTTGAAGGACAAGATCATCAAGTCTGACGCGTATCGGGCAGAGTTCATGCTCATGTTGCTGGAGACCTTCAAGACGATCGGGTCCACGATTGAGAAGCCCGCTTTCATCAAACTCCACACCGATGAGTACCTTGAGGAGAACGATCAGATCAAGGAGTGGCTCCACCAGAACTACACCCTCAACAAGGATCCCAACGACAAGCGCTTCAAAGTGCGCGGTGAGGATATGCGGGCAGCCTTCATCGCGCAGACCAAGACGCACCCCAGTGAAATGACGGCACAGACGTTCAAGACGCTCATGGAGATGAACGGTGTTGTCCAGAAGCGTGAGAGCCATGCGTTTGATGGCTTTGACTGGGACGAGGATGAGAAGATCTACGTGGAGGCGAAGAAGCCCGCGGGGTCGTATTACCTTGGACTTGAGCGCAAGGCGTGATGGGTCACAAAGGGTTGACCTATTAGGAGATAGAGGAGATGGGGAGGAGATAGAGGAGATAGGCAATCCGCAAAGTTTGTCCAGCCAGAAAATCGCTCCTCCCGAGGGGACTTTGCGGATTGGCTATCTCCTCTATCTCCGGATAGGAGAGTGTTTTTTTACACCACCACGGCCAGCAGACAGTCAAAGTCGTCCTTTGGCTTGTCTCGTTGCGGATGCGCAGCCAGAAAGTCGGCACGGATCGCGTCCAAAATGGCCAATGCGTCTGTGGGCGCAAGATACGTCGTGAGCGCATCAAAGGCATCGGCACCACAGATCTGTGGAGGCAACGATCGTTCTTGAACGAGGTTTGTGAGCCACCGTTCAATCCATAGCAGTTCAGACGCGGAGCATGAGACCTCCACAAGCGCTTTGGCTGCGCCCTTGCTCAACTTGGGTTTCATTGGCTTGAACTTCTCTAACGGCACATCAATCATTTGTGCCTCTTTTTGCTTCTTCTGCTTCTGCTTTGAAAATGGATTACTGTGATTCATTTTCTAAGGACTTAGAAAGAAACTATGTCGTTGAGACGCATAGGACTCGGTGAGGTTAAATCTTACCCATTAAGCGATGCCGACATCCGCAAGATGTTGGGCGACGACATAAGCATCATGACCTATCCGGATCTCAATAACATTGACGATATCAACGACATTTTTGATGCGAAAGGACGTTGTATCTTACTTTTCCTCACAAGTTCACCGACGGCGGGACATTGGTGTTGCCTCCTCAACAAGAAGAAGGGCATTGAGTTTTTTGATCCGTACGGCGAAGCGCCCGAGGAGCAGAAGGACGGTGCGCCGGCTGCGCTACTGGATCAGTTGAACCAACGTCAACCCGTCCTTACAGACCTCATGCGCAAGTCCGGAAAGCCCGTCTTTTACAACACGTTCCCGTTTCAGAAGACAGAATCCGATGTGAACACATGCGGTCGGCACGCAGTTGTCCGGTGTCTCTACGCGCCATATTCGCTCAAGAAATACAAGGCCATCATTGATTCAAGCGGGATGTCCCCGGACGACTTTGTGAGCGGTCTGACTTACGATAAACTCCGCAAATAAATCTAATGACGATGTATAGAGTGAGATGTTCTCAAGCAGTATTCAATCGTTTGGCGACAACAAGGACGCGCCAGACTATGTGTACTACAACGCCGACATCATCAACAACACGACGGCCAACACCTTTGCGGGCGCAGCCGTGATTGATCCTCAGATTCGGTTTAACGAGACCCGTGATGCGCCACTGATCCGGAATGCGGCGGATTATTACTTCAGCATCGTGCGCTTTGAGATGAACGGTGCGAATCGTGATCTGCCCCTCTTCATTCCAAGCATCCAGCAAGGCACGGGACAGACGAATGTGAATCTGTCGGTCTATTCCATGGCGGTGCCTTATCAGCAGTCTTTCATTGGCTCGGCGGGGACGATCAATCTCTCTGTCCAGCCCACGCAACGCTTCATTATCTATACGCCCGAGACGCAAAATCTCACATCTGCCCCGGTTCCGCGAAACATCGCGGCCAACCAGTTTGTGGGGTTCTACGACAACACCCGTCAGTATTCGGTGGGGCAGATTGTAAGCACCACACCGGCGAATCAGTACGGATCCTTTGAGGGGCCTTTCTTCCAAGTGGCGAGCCAAGCGCCATGGAACCCTCAGACGACCTATGTTGTTGGCGCGATTGTCTCTTATGGCGGGCTGGTCTATGTCGCAAATGCGCTGAACACGGGCGCCCTCCCGGGGGTTTCAGTCGTTTGGACTCTTGCGCCTCCTCTGCCCGGCCCCGCCACCCTCACCGGATCGCCCTTCTGGGTTCTGACGACGACCGACCTTGGAAACCCGCAAGACCTTTCCACGCGATACTATTGGGTCTACACTTACCAGCACTGGGTGGATCTGTGGAACAAGACAATGTATGATCCCGCACAGAATGCGGCCGTCCCCGGTGCCGTCAGCACGTGCGCCTACCAAGACACTTACAACGCGCTGGCGGCGGCCTTCGCAGCCAGCCCGACCCTTGGAGTTGCGGGCTACACCTTCCCTTACGCGACCTTTGGGGATTTTGTGAACGCCGTCTACCCGCCCCAGATGCGCTATGTCCCCGACACAGACAAGTTTGTGATCATGGCGGACTCTGCGGGCTTTGGTCAGCGTCTGACCGCCTTCACGCCTACTGCCGAAGCGTTCCCCGTTGTCGGCATCCCGACCGTCCCCAGCGCCCAACTGTTCTTCAACGCCAATATGTTTGGTCTGTTCGCCAACTACAACAACACTTATTACAACACGACGGCATACCCCGACGGCTATGTGAACGAGATCTTGTTCACCAACAAACTCTTCCAGAACATCCAAGATCTTCGGCTCAGCCCTTATGCGGGTGTGCCTCCTCTGGGCTACGACCCGATCAATCCCGACGGATCGGCCGCGACCCCCAACATGCTTGGACGCGTCTTCATTCTGGCGGAGCAAGATTATTCAAGCACGGATTCTCTATGGTCGCCTTGCTCCTCCATCGTTTTCACAAGCACACTGCTTCCGGTCAACACGGAGGCGACGGGTGTGCCGAACGTGCTGGGGACGGGCAATCTGGGCAACTCTCAGCCGACCAGCCAGAGTGCTTTCCAGCCTATCATCACAGACATCTCTCTGGACACGGGTGGTCAAGGCGGAGCGGCGCTCTACCGCAAGTTTATCTACTATGCGCCCTTGGCGGAATACCGTCTGTCGGACTTCTCGTCATCCAAGCAAGACATCCGCAACATAGACATCCAAGTCTACTGGAAGAACCGGCTGGACTCGCAACTCTACCCGATCAACATGTTCAACCTCGCGTCTGTGAGCGTCAAACTGATGTTCCGTCGCAAGGATGCGTCCGCTGGCGCGCCCCGGACTCTGTAAGTCCGATAGAGATGATCTGGTCGCACGCACGCACAATCCTTGTTAGCGCATTGAAACACAAGAAGGTCTACGAAATCCCTCTTGTGTTTCCCGAAGAGCAGCTGATCGCAACTTGGCGGATCAGCGTGAAGAATGGAATGTTGAAAGTGGAGGGGATAGAGGAGATAGCCAATCCGCCAACTCCCCCGACACTCACAGATCAGCACCCCGAGACCAAGTCTGCGGTTTGCCCATCTCGGCTATCTCCATGAAAATAAAGTGTAGAACCAATGTATAAAGGATGTCCGCCGATATTGAGAAACTCGCGGTCTTTGACTCCCGCATCGTCCAGTCCCGCCCCAAGTATGCCGTCTGTAAGGGCGCTCTGTCGCTGACGAACGCGCCCTTCAACGCGATCGCGGCGACTGCCTCCCAGCACACTTACAACATCTACGTGCCTTCCGAGAACGTCTATGTGGACCGCGCGCTGGAGTGGTCCAACACGGTCTTCATGACCTTCTCAACGACTTCCACAAACGTCATCCCGGCGGGTCAGCCCATCTGCTCTTACGGTCGCGACTGGTCTCTGTGCGCCTTCCCCATGAACTCTCTCTGCTCCACGATGACGGCCACGATCAACGACACAACGTCTGTGATCAACTCTCAAGATGTTATGCGTGAGGTTCTCCGGCTGACGGACTACAAGCGCAATCGCACCCAGCGCACTTGCCCGACGATGCTGGACAAGTATGCGTCCTACAACGACGCAGCCGGCGCCGTTAACAACCCGCTGGCGGGCATTGAGAACCAGACGGACTATGCCGAGTCGCCCAATGGTGCGTGGTACAACGTCGTCTACACCGATACGCTCGGCAACCCTCTGGTGACGAACTCGGCCACGTCAGTGGCGGGCATTTCTCAGCCCGCCTTCACCGGCGCGCCCTATGTGAGCATTGGTGGTGTGCCTTCCGCGCCCCCGGATTGGTCGGCGACTCAGACCGCTTACGCCGCCAACGTCGGTGCGCTGGTTCAGTATGGTGGTGTGGTCTGGGCTTCCACGGCGGCCTCTGTTGTGGGCCAGCCTCCCGGCGTCACCCCCGGCCAGTGGACGCAAGTCCTCGCCGCGCTGGCCGCGCAGTCCATCTTTTTCCGCTGGGGAACCACGGAGAAACTGGTTCTGTCGCCCTTCGTGTTTGCGGACACCCATGAGTTTGATACTGGCCTCTTCGGCATCAACAACATTCAGTTAATCATGAATCTGCGCGCGCCCACGCGTGTTGTGCGCAACACGACCAAGTATGGCCGTGTGATCTCCGCTGCGTCCATCGCATACAACCCGACCTCCAGTTCGGGTCCTTTCTCCAACTCGCGCATCAACGTTCAGTTCCTCACGCCTTCACTGGACGTGCCTCTGCCCCCGAAGTCCGTTGTGCCGTACATGGAGTTCCCTCGTTACATTACATCCTACAATGGCGGTGCCGTCCCCGCCGGTGGCGTCGTCCAGATCCAGTCTCAGACGATCACTCTGCCCCAGATCCCCGATCTTTTCATCATCTACGTGAAGCCTTCCGAGGCATCACTGGATCCCACCCAAGGTGATTTCTACTTCCCTCTGGCGTCGCAAGCCGACAACGTGTCGGCGCCTCTCTCCATTAACTTTGATAACTTCTCCGGTCTGCTCTCGTCCCAGACGACCGAGCAGCTGTACGCGATGTCGGTTCGCAACGGTCTGGACATGGACTTCAACACGTTCATTGGCGAGGGTCACTCCGGCTCGGCCGTCCCCTCCAACTCTCTGGGCGGATCAAGCGCGAACTTCGGCGGTGCTGCCGCGGGTCGCGTTCCCATGGTGGGCGGTCTGCTGGTGCTGAAGCCCTCGCAAGACATCACCCTCCAGACGGGCCAAGCCCCTTCACTGGTGGGCAACTTCACGTTCCAGTTCAACATCCAAGTCAAGAACACGAGCGGCGTCTCCCAGTCCGGCCTCCAACTGTTCGTCATCACGGCCAACTCCGGCTTCTTTGAGTCCATCCGTGGTTCGTCCCGCATCATCAAGGGTGTTCTGTCGGAGCAAGACATCATCTCCGCGCCTCTGGCGCCGATGGGGACTTCCGATCAACTCGCCCGGTATGTGGGTGGCGCGGGCATGTTCTCGTCTCTGGCCAACGTCCTCAGCAAGGCAAAGGACATCTACCAGCAGACCAAGCCCGCCCTTTCGGCGGTTCGCAGTCTACTCCCCGAGGATGGGATGGCGGGCAGAGTGAGGGGTGCGATGGGTGCCGTCGGCTACGGCACGGGCGCCGGCACGGGCGCGGGGACTGGCGCCGGCACGGGTGCGGGTCGTCGTCGCGGGCTGGAATCGCGTCTGATGTAAGATCCCCGAATAAAAATGTTCAGACTCTGTATAAGCGAAGATGTCCTCAGCAATCACTTCCGGCGCCTCCGCGCAGTCTGTACTAATCGCCGAAGGCGCCCAGATCGGGCAAGGTGGTCTGCTTCTCAAGGGTAGCCTTGTCTGTGCCGAAGGTGCTTCCATCACTACGAACGGCGATGCCGTTTTTAGCGCTCCGGTCGGCACCGGTGCTTCCATCTTTATTTCGGAGACGCCTCTCCCGGCTCTGGGTTCTCAGCAAGCGTGGCGCTGGGTTGTTCCCGCGGCGGGTGCCGAGGAGGGCGAACTCGGCCTTGTTGGTTGGGATTACACCGTCAGCCCCCCGACCCAGAAGGAGGTTCTGCGTGTGAGCGCCGCGCCTCGTGTGGGCGGCCTCGTCAATAACTGTATTCTGAACTTCACGGCGCCTTCCCAGTCGGGGACGGCGACGGTTCTTGCCGCCGCGACCACGGTTGTTGTCCCCGCCCCCGGTCTGACGGCGAATGGTCTTGTGCTGATCACTTGTAATACGCCCGGCATCGCCGCGCAGACCAAGCCCCCGTGCGTCACTTGCGCCGCCAACCAGTTCACCATCACACTCCAAGCGGTCCCCGCCGTGGATGCGGTGTTCTCATGGTTCGTTGCGAAGGCGTAAATACTTCCTTCCCTCCTTTCAGAGATGACGACCGAACTTCAGTTCATTCCAACCATCACAAAACTTTATTCCTCATCAGAGGCTGAACGCCAACTTCTGATAAGTAAACCGCCCATGATCCCATTGGAGCGTCAGATCGCCGTTGGCGATGCGAACATCACCAGATTACCGATAGCGCAAGATTGTTCGGTGAATACGGGTCCTTTTTCCAGTCGCCTTTTATTTTGGAATGGCTCTTGTGAAAGCGGTCCCGTCGGCTGGCGGCTTCACCCGCCGGCGCTTTCTTGGTCGCTTCCAGATAAGTCCAGATCAAATGGTCTCCATACCCGATACGCCCAAAGTGGCGGTCTTGTCCTTTCTCATTTGTGATGGACAACTTGTGCTTTCCGGTGTCTGCGAAGCGCAACGTTTTGTAGTCCAGCCCAGCCTTTTTCGCCCGGCGCTTTGCCTCCTTGAGGTAAGCCTCCGGTTTGATGCCGATGGATTCCAGCTGCTCCTTGAATGATCCAACAGATCCACTGCCTTTCACATTCGCCCGCAGATCGTTGTCGTGCTTTGGATTGCCGTTCAAAAAACTGTAGACTCGCGCCATGGCCCACTGCTCTTTTGAGAGTTTCTTGGACATTGGAGCATCCACATTCTTGACGAACGATCCTTTGAGTCTCACACTCTTCTTGGATGTGCCGTAAGCCCCAACACCTCTGTTGTAGACTTGCTGAAGGATGTCCTTTGGAACCTTTGTGATCTCCGACAGTTCGTCCAGTGAATACCCCTTGTCCTCCAATCCATACCGCTTCAACACGGCTTTACGATGCGTTTTTCCGCTCCCAGTGAACTGCCCTTGGCCTTGAAGCGCCACATTCGCCAGCGCAGCAACATCCGTGAGACCTCGCGCGATCGGCGACGTGTAAGACGGCAACTCGGCCAATGCGACTTCAACGGGTTGCTGAACAAACGAAAGGATCTCGGGCGTCGCCACACCAGCACCTCTTAGAATAGCCTCAATGAAATGTCCACAGTTGTTGTTGAATGCGTCATACAAAAAGAACTGATCGCTCTGGATCTGTTGCGCACCCGCAAGAAGCGTGTTGATCGTTGTTGTGCCGTCCATGGGAACATCATAGATCTCAGTGTCTTCCGTCATCGCCTTTGCGGGCGACACATTAATGACTTCATTCTTCTCCAAAATGTAGCGAATGCGGGCGGGCGAAGACGCACTGGGTTGAAGCACGACTTCCAAACCCAAATGGAACACTTTGTCGTAAAAGAAGTTCCGCTTCACCTCGCCCCACTTGCCCATGGTCAACAGATTGAGTGCGGTGTTGATCGCGCCTTGGATTGGATCTCTGCGCACATACATTTGAACGACGGGTAGAGACCCAACGACTCCAAGCGTTCGGCGCACTGTAGGAGGGTAATCGCGACGCACACCTCTGAACACATCCTTCACTCTGCCCACGGCTTTGCGCCCCAGATCATAAATGTCGCTGAAGAATCCAGCGCCCTCCATCTCTTGCTGACGCTCTGACGCGTACAAAGCCCTACGTTGTGCTTCTGCGCGCTCTTTGGGAATGGGATCTTTGGACATATGCTTCCCATCTGTCCCAATAACCCAGTACAAATCCTTGCCGGGCGCCTTGCGGATGCGATACGGCATGTTCTCTAAAGGTCGGACATTTTGTTGGAGATAGAGGAGATAGCCAATCCGCTAAGTTGCCCATAGGTGGGTAAAGTTTGAAAAGTGCCGAAGATTGCGGATTGGCTATCTCCGCTATCTCCACGGTTAAATGGGGCAACTAATATGTGGACAATAAGTAAAGATGGAACCCGAAATGTCTGATGCCGAACTGGAGCAGCGCCTTGACGCCCACAAGAATCTGGACGCTCTGTTGAAGACTGTCCGGACTTTGATCCTCATGAAGTATCTCAAGCGCACACCCGAAGAGGCACAACGCGTCTCAGAGTTTAGTTTCGCGTATGATCATTCAACCGACATCATCCCGGAGATGCGTTATTGGCTCCGAAGCAATCGGAACGGCAAATGCTTCCGATCCATTAAACTGGGCGACGACAAGTCATTTCAAGAGATTCCACCCGTGAAAGAACTGAAGAAGATATTTAAGTTTATGAAGGATGGAGACGACCAGATTTGAACTGGTATTTTCGGAGTCAAAATCCGACGTCCTAAACCAAAGTTAGACTACACCTCCAATCTATGCCGGAGGTTTTAATCGGCGGCCCGGACGCGGACAAAAAGTTGACGGGTGCGTCCGGCGTCTAAAGTTTTTACACCCATCATAAAGTAGAGATGAAGCCCGGCGCCTATTCCACCTATTACGCCAAGAACCGTGAACTGTTGCTGGAGCGCATGCGTGAGCGTGACGCTCAGCGCCGTGAAGCCGTCCGAACGGCCATTGCTGAGAACCCCGATCTTGCCGAAGCCGAACGTGAAAAGCATCGCGCCAAATACCATCGGCGCATCTGCTCTAAGGTTAAGAAGCAGATTGACGAATGGCTGGCTTCCAAGACGACCACCGAGTCCTTCAAAGCATTCCTCCGGGATTGTTGTCTGAAAGACGACAAATACAAGACGTTGACTTTGAAGACTCTCCGGCAGATGGCGGATCTCCACATCGCGTCAAGTCCTTTAGATTCTTTGCGGATAACGGAATAGATGGACGCCCCAAAACCAGTCAAGAAACCACGACAACCCCGGAAGAAGAAACCCGCAACGCCACAACCCGTTGTCGTCGTTAGTGGACCCGTTGTAATAACGTTTGATTAGCGCGGA